ATAATGGAGAAGTGGCCAACTGACGATATCCTAATCGATCTAGCCGTGGGATCGTGCCCGATCAGCTGACGTACAAAGGGCCGACTCGCGTTCGGCATGTCACAAGACGGCTTTCACACCAACTACGGTGGATTAGACCAAGGCCGGGCGTGGGATCAAAGCAGAATACGCTGATTCTGCGAGTTTTTGATGTGCCGTTCCGGGGTTGGTCGCCGTTCGGTTGGTGGAGACGTCAGACACGGATGATGCAGCCCTTCGCTCGTTGCTCATCCGAAGTCAATGCTCGCGGTGCCGACCGACAACTTTACCAGTACTGATGCCGAATCTCGCGGCTGGTGGATCGATATCGACGCGGCCCGTGAGATGAACGGGTCCACGGGGCGTTTGTTCCCGTTACATCCAAACGCCGCCAAATCGGAGTGCAGCCCAAGCGTTGCCCTGCCTCTTGGCGGGAGTTTCCGTGGTAGTGTGCTTGGTGGGAGGCGCGTCAGTATGACATGCCCAAGTCGACTACCGCGACACGCCCTCGTCATTAGCGCTGGCCGGTCAGAGAGCCCGGCAAACCGCTCATCTTGGGACGCAGACGTCGCAACTCCTTGCTAGCACGCAAGTTCTGTTTGTCTTGCCACACCTGCGCTTTGCGCAACCAGTCCTAACTTCCCAGCAGCTTCACCCCCCACCGCCCGGCAGGCCCGGCACGGCACGATTTCGATCATCCCGCCGCAGCCGCCGCAGCGGACCGGCTCCGGCAGGAACCTCTCGCCCAGGTCGCTGAACACGATCGGCCGTTCCGTGCTCGCGGCCACACGGCAGCCCGCGGCTATTTTCGCCAGAGTCCTCGGATGGACGCCAGCCTCGCGGGCGATCTGGCGGTGGTTGAGCCAGCCGACCTCCAGCATCCGCTCGACGCGGCGGACCGTGGCTGCATCGACTCCCTGGTGGGGTTTGGCGCCTACAGATGCCTTTCTCTGGTGCGGCTTGCGCCCCTTGCCGATCTTGTCGCCCGCGATCACGTCGACCACGTACTGGGTGACGCCCAGGCCCGTGGCGATGACGGCGTGGTCCGTGCCTTGGGCCAGGAGGTGGTCGATCTGTTCCACGACGGCCGCGGTGATGGCCCGGCGGTCCGAAACGCGATCTGGAGTATTCGCGTTGACATCTTCCGTGCCCGTTTCGCGTAACTTGCGTCCTTCCATGGACTTGTGTCTCCTCCCAAAAGTTCGGACCGTTGAAAAAAACTGTGCCCTAGTACGCGATTGTTCCCGCCCGCCTATTCTGCCTATCTTAACGCCGGAGGACCCGCTCGTGGTCACGTTTCACCTTTCACCCCACCCTCGCATATACACGTAAAAACCAATATGTGAGCAGGTAGGGGTGAAAGGAGAGAAAGGAGAGAGAGAGTATTGTTATTACTAGACTTACGTTCATTTCACGTTTCACCCTCGTTTCTCTCGTTTCACCCAAAATCAGCCGATTTGCCCGAACACGTTTCACTTCGCCACCTCATCGTTCACTCCGTGAGACGATAGACTCGCTTGGCCGTGCCAGCCCTCGGAGTCAAGATGATCTCCAAGTCTCCGCGTTGCTCCAGTGTGCAGATGATTTCGTGGAAAGTCCGGGCGTCGGTCTTCATCCGCTTCAGCAAGATGCTGTGTGGCAGCTCTTTACCGGGCGCCTCGCGCAGCTTCTGCACAACCTTCAGGCACTCGGCATGGAACGGATTGTCCGCAACGTGCCCTTCTGCCATGAACAGCATTCGCCGCGTCTGGTGCACCACGAACCGCGCGGCCCACTCCACCGCCGCCTTGTCGATGCGTGGCGACTGATGGTTCTCGCTGACGGCATAGAGAAGAGCCAGTTTGCGGGTCTGTTCGCTGACGCGCCCCCAGACGGTGGTGCCCACCACGTCATTGCGATCCTCGGCCCGGGCGTATTCTCCGTCGGCGTCCTCGCGGTTTTCGACCAGCAAACGTCGGGCGGCGTCGGTGTGTTCCACAACGACCGGGATGGGATGCCAATGCTCCAGATTCCCATTGCCCGGACGGAAGTTGGCCCACCAATGGCTCGTGGCGCGCACGCGCTCCGAAATGCGGATCATGCCGGGCTCCTTGCCCTTGGATCGCTTGCCCGCTTCCAGGATGAGCATGCGTGCGAAGAAGCCGTTGGTGAGCATCCGTTCGGAGAGTGCCTCGTAGTAGTGGTTCGGGATGGCCGTCCCGAACAGCACAAGATTGGGTTGATCGATCACCCCGGCGTCCGGCCGGCCCGCCTTCGGGCGCATGGAGAAGACGCTGTTGGCACTGGAATAGAGCGAAAGCAGCGTATTCATGATGTTTTCGTGCCGGGCGTCCTTGGACCGGTTGATCATTTGCAGCATGCCGTCGATCTCATCCGTCTGAAACAGCATGCTGGGGCGCGTGAACAGGACGTCTTGGACACCCTCGCCGGAGGCCAACCGGTCACCGAGGCAGGAGGCCAGGCCGATCTCATGGAGGATCTTGGCGTTGAGCTTGCGAATCCAGTCCTTGCCGGCCGACGAGTGGGCCAGGCCCAGCAGGTAGATGTTGGTCCGGTTATCGCCCGGATCGCACACTTTGCGGCCGGCCAGGAACGCCTGCAAAGCAAGCGCGCCGCAGAAGCTAATCGCCAGGTTGGGATACGGGGCCGTCTCCAGGCAAAGGTCCATAACCTCGGAAACGAAGCCGGGAACGCGAAGCATCTCTTCGGGGATCGGCCCTGGGTCGACCGGTCGGGAGTCTTCTGGCTCCTTTGCAGCGTCCGCGGAGCCAATGATGCCCGAAATATCGACACCCGTATCCACGACCGGCTCCTGCCCGTAGCCTTGGCGGCCCAGCTCGCGTGCCGCCGCCTCGAAATCACCGCCCTGTTCCAGTGTGGCGTAGACGGCGAAGGGCGAATACGCTCGCTCAGACTCGAACGGCGCCGCGTTGGTGCTGAAGACATAGAAGTTGCCTTCCTTCAGCGTCGCGGATGTGCCGCACGACTTGCCCGGCCGGGTCCAGTGTTGATTGCCGTCGGCGTGCGTCTTGTACGGCCGCCAACCGTGGCGCTTCAGCAGGGCCACGACGTCGCCGCGTGCGTTGAAGTCGTCGCCGGGGCGACTCAGATCGCCGGGCAGCCCGGCAACGCGACAGGGGCGATCCTGGGGCGTTTGGGGCGGAGGTTCGGGCCAGTATTCGTTCAGTTCGCGCGCCGCCGTCAACAGGGCTTCGCGCTCGGCTTCGGTCAGTACGGGCAGGTTCGTTAATTCACCTTGGACCAGTTCGTACCTAGGCGTCGGAGCGCACAGAAACAGCCCCCCGTTGCCGCGGGTTTCGATCAGCGTCACCGGCCGGCCATCGTCGTTGGCCCGCTGGGCAAGCTTCGAACTGCCGCCGAACGCGGCCTCGCAACGATAGACGACGTGCCAGCCACCCGATTGGGACGTCTCGACGACCAGGCGATCCAGTAGCCCTGTCATGGCCGCCTCGACCTTCTTTTCCCAGGGCTCAAATGCCTCGCCACCATGATCGAAGTCGATCACCTCGAGGTTGCCGGACGCCGCGCCGGTGAGCAGGCAGATCCCGTCACACCCGTTGTCGAACCATGCCTCGATTTCATCTTCGTCCGGTAGCTGCTTCTGGTACTTTCCCCAGGTGCGCAGCGCCGGCCGCTTCTCTGCCCGTATCGCGGGCAGGGCGCAGAGACCGGCATTCCGGTAGTCCAGGGCCGTTTTGTGCATCTTGCTCTTCTGCTGGGTACGCATCAATTCCACGAAGACCACGATTCGGGCAATTCTCGGCCGCGGCATCGGTAGAGAATCTCAACCCACTGCCGCTCGCTGATGTGCTCGCCGCCCGGCATGATCCCACGGGCCAGCTCGTTGAGCGGAATCGGGTACCACCAGGAGAAATCGCCCGCATAGCGGACTACGAACGCCGGGAGACCCGCTCGATCGGCCAGATCGACAAGGGCCTGAACGCTCGGATGCCCAGTTCTGATGGGCGCGGCGTCCTCGTGCTTGTATTCCACCAGGGCAACCGCTTTGCCACGATCGTATTCAAGCATCAGAAAGTCGATGTCCAGCGCTGGGCAGTCAAATCCCCAAGCTCGGTGTCGCCGACTGATTTGCTCGTCGCGCCAACCGGTCCGTTCTTCGCGAACGGCTCGGCCTTCATCATCTGTGACCACACGGATCCTCCTGAAAGTGAGATTGTGAAATACGGACTCTGGTCTTTTCGAGGCACTCATCGTCGATATCCAGGCCGATGAATTGGCAGCCGCATGCCAGCGCGGCGATCCCGGTGGTCCCGGCTCCTACGAAGGGATCACAGACCACCTGACCGGGATAAGCGAACCGCCGCAGCACGTCCACCATCCCGGAGACCGACTGTCCCCAATGGTGATGCTGCTTGTCGTTATCGTTCACATCGCTACGGCACACGTCACCGATCCAGTCACCGCCGTACTTGCCCTTGGTGAACCACAGCAACGGCTTCCAAAACGTGTTGACCTTTCGTTCCCAAAGCTGGACCGCCTGCCCACCCGGTGTGAGGTAGGCCAGTGTCCAGTGGTACTGCAGCGTCTCGCCCAGTCTCGCAATGATCTCGGGCAAATAGGACTGCCCGACCATGGCAATCATCGATCCGTGGGGCTTCAGGGCGTGTGCGGCGAACGCGCCCAGGTGAGAGAAGACTTCAAGGTACTGCCGTGGATAGGGTGGGTCTGTGATAATCCAGTCGACAGATTCGGCCTCGACGTGTTCGGTGGCTTTGGCTACATCAGCCTGGATGAGCTGCAGGCGATGCTCCGCCGGGATTTCAACGTGTGCCGACTTCTTTTCTTCCCGCTGTTGTTGGGCCTGCTGCTTGCGGAGTCGCCGATACTCGGCATGGATCGTGGTTTCGCCACGGCGTAGCTTCGCCTTGGTCGCCTCATCCGCTGATCCTGCCAGATGCTTGGCCTTGGCGATCGTATCGTGGGAGACGCCGGCGGCCTTGGCAAGCTCTTGCTTGGTGTCGATCCGAGGGATAGGGTTGTCAGATATCTGACAACCCTTTGCGCCCCTGCCGAATTGACGGCCTGACTGCTTCAGATTCTCCTCCGCCCTCTCGCGAATGAGCGGCTCCAGCTGCAACGCCAATTCGGCCCGCTGATACGGCGTCAGGTTGCGGCGGCCAAATTGGTTGCGGATGATCCATTCCTTGGCCGCGTCGCGACCTGGCAACCGAACGGAGTTCGTGTGGTATGGGATGCTCAGATCCTGACAGATGGTGTAGCGGTTGTGGCCATCCAGCAGGATGTCTTCTTCCTGCCACACAACCAGCGGATCGCGGCACCCGTCGCGCTGCAGATTGGATTGCAGTTGGGTCAGTTCCTCGTCGCAGAGTGGTGGGCACAAGGCCCGAAATTCTGGGTCGATAATCATGGTATGTTCAAACTGTGGAAGGTGTCTTACGTGCTCTGCTCCCGGAGAATCTTCTGGATGGGCACGTCGATCATCTCCGGCAGCGCCTCCTCGAAATGCATCACGGCCAGCAGATTCCAGGTAGCATGGGCCAAATGATCCTCGCTGCTATCGCCCTGCAGGTAGAGGTTGACGTGTCGCAGGGCATGATTGATCATGGAGGATACTGGGAATCCTTGCTCCCAGTTATGGTCTCCATATTTGGCCGCGCCCTCGGCACACGTTTCAGCCACGCGGCGGAGCCCTATCGGCGAGATCAGATCGAAGCGCACGCTGTCGGCGTCCGTGCTGCGGACGGCGCCGGTGGGGAATTGGGCCATTTCAGTCGGTTCTGCACTGCTAGGCTTAGGATCGTTCATCATGTCCTCCATGACAGGTTTATGTGTGTTCAAGTAGCGGTATGTCGTGTTCCTCAGCGATTCGCTCGCAATACGTACGGTCCGTCTCAATCAGCGTGCAAGGCCGGCCGATGCGATCACAGACGCGAAGCGTCGTCCCTGTGCCGCCGAAGGGATCGACCACCCGATCACCTTCGCACGTACTCAGCTTGACGCACCGTTCGACCAGCCCTTCGTGAAGCTGCGTGGGATGCCACCGGCGGCGTTGCCGCGAATTGCCGGTGACCCGCGGGAAGTCGAACACGTCGCCGGGCACACGGCCGCGAGGATCGGCCCGCTTATCGCCGTTTCTTTGCCGCCACGAAGGGACGCGAATAGCGTCGGGATAGAGCGGGGCATCCGCGTGCTTCAGCCGCAACAGCGGGCGGTGATTGTTGCCTAGGTCATGGTGGTTGTGTTGCCCGAACGTGAATACCTGCACACAGGCCTTGGCATCGAGACCTCGGTGCTCTCGCAATAGTCGGCTGACGATCTCGCCCACGACGAAGTTCCACCGGGCGTTGTAGGATAGCCAAACGACGCCTGCCTTCCGGACAAACAGGCGCAGGCAGTCTTCGAGCCAAGCGATGTAAGCGCCATCGGGCCGCCGGTCCCCGTACTCGCCATAGCGCAGACCGATGTTGTCGGGCGGGTCGGCGAAGATGCACGTTGCATCACTGAGGGTACGGAGCACTTCGAGGCAGTCTCCGTGAATCAAGTTGTGCGCGGCGGATTGTGCCAACGGTCGTCCCTGTTCCTATACGCCTACGTCTTCGACTTCGAACAGCGCCGTCGGCGACAATCGCTTCCGCCCGTACATCTTCCCGTGGTAATTGTACCGACCTTTCACAATTGGTATTTGCTCCACATGGAAGTAATCCCGGTGTATCCACACCAGGCTGAAGCCGTGCTGCCAATCGGGTGCCGTGACGTAATCGGGATTAAGATTGCAGAGGCAGCCGTTCTCCCACGCGGCGTAGGTGTCGTTGATGTCGCGGTGGTAGAACGCTCCCAGTCTGTGCGTGTGGCCATGGATGACACAGCCGCCGAATTTTTCAAAGTGGCCGCGGGCCGAAGCGCCCGACCACTTGCGGACCAGCTGCCCGTGTGTGAACAACAGCGAGCCGACCCGGTACGGACGGTCGTGGGGCTGATAGCGGATCTTCAGGCGATCGAACTCCAGCAGCTTGTCCAATCGCAAGTTGCGTAGTTGCGCGAGTGCCTTGGCTTCACTGCGGAGGAACTTCCGCAGTCGGAATTCGTGGTTACCCTCCGAGTAGATCAGCCTGGCCGCCGGCGCCGCGTCGCGTACCTCCCAGAGAAAGTCTCGCTCCGCGTCCAGGTCTTGCTGGAGATCTTCCCGGCGGGACGGGTCCTTTTCGAATCTGGAGATGCTGTAGAAATCGCCGATATCGCCGAGCAGGTGGACCGTGCCGGGGCGATGCTCGCGGATGAAGTCCAACGCCATCCGGCAGACGGTCTTGTCTTGAAACGGGGCATGCACATCGGAGAGCACGACTCCCATGCGGCGATCAGTCGGCGGCTTTCGTTTGGCCATTCTGTTTTCCTTTGGTAGAGTCCCTCGATATCCGTGAGAACACGCGAATCAGGCGGCCCGCCGTCGTCTCGTGGCGGGCGATCACCTGGTCCGGCCCCACCGTGTCGCCCGGGCGCGCCGGTTTGTGTCCACTGCCATTGCGATAGGCGAACAGACCGTCGTGGCCCTCGATGGTGAATCGGCGGTGTCCGACAAGCCGAGCCTCGGGCAACACGGCAGCAATCGCCCTGCGCTCCTCGGCCTGGCTGAATCGGCGTACCAGTTTGCCGTGCCCGTTGGGGCAGACGGCGTAGGGCGATCGATAGTTGTGGACGCGAATCTCGCCACACTCGCAGCAGACGACTCGCTTGACGAGATCGGAAATGTCATCCGGCCGAAATCCACACCTGGGGCATTGCTTGAGGGCATCGTCCCCGTGATGCTCAAAAAGGCCGGCGGCCTGGTCTGACAGCTGCGTCTGTCTCGGTTGTCCGGTGGCGGGACGTGTGGTCACTGCTTTGTCTCCCCGGGTCAAAAGGGAATGTCTCCGTCGTCGTAACCCAGCGCGACCTGGGCCGGCAGCGCCTCGGGTTTCTCGTCGAGTTCGTAGTCCACGATGCGATCGAACTTCTCGCCGGTCACACTGCGGACGGTGATCTTCCGTGCCATTGCCACACCGCCCGCATTGGCGATGTCGACGGCTTGTTGGGCGGTGGAGGGAATGGGATCGTTGGAACGCCGGAGCCACCACTCGACGAACTTCTGCCGCGGCCAGCCGTCATGTTCCGGGCAAGTCCACTCCGCTTGGTAGTGTTGGAAACCGATGCGATAGTCGGCTCGCAGAGTGCGCGGAGCCGACTCATCCGCTCCGCGTTTTTTGTGGACCGAATAGTAGATGTCTTGAACGTCGTACTGTGTGTCGACCACCTGGCCGGAGAGAATGCCTTCGCTGGAGGCCTCGGCGTCGTGCTTCTTCCGGTCCGGTGGCGGGAACTCGTAGCCGCAGTCAGGGCAGACGGAATAGGCCGTGTGCAACACGCTGTGACATTCGGGACACTCCTTGGCCGGCGCTTCGCCGGAGCCACCGGAACGCCGGGAGATTTCGATTGCGTCGACCGGGCCGTGGCGCAGAATGTTACCGCCGTAATCGAGCACCAGGCAGTTCTGCTTGCCCGGATGCAATCGGAATCCGCGGCCGCAACACTGATAGTAGAGTCCGGGGGACGCTGTCGGGCGTAGCAATGCCACGCAGTCGATTCGAGGCGAATCGAAGCCCGTCGTGAGGACACCCACATTGGCCAAATACTTCAGAGGGGGTCGGCTGTCGCCGAACAGGTTCTCGGGAATCTTCTCGCCGCGAAAGCGGGTCAACAATTCATCCCGCTGGCCGGTCGGAGTCTCGCCGGTGACTAGGCCGCACTCGACGCCGTGTTTCTTCTGCAGTACGGCTTGGATGTGCTTGGCATGCGCCACGCTGGCGGCAAAGATCAGACATGCCTGGCGATCCTTCGTATAGTAGATGATCTCTCGGCAGGCCGCCTCGACCAGCTCGTCTTGATCCATCAGCTCTTCCACTTCACCGGTGACGAACTCGCCGCCGCGGATATGGAGATCGGACGTATCGACCTTCTTCAGCCCGGCCTTGGTGATCAAGGGACTGAGGTAACCGTCGCGAATCAATTCCTTCACGCCGATCTCATAGCAGATGGCGTTGAGCAGATTGTCGGGGCCGCAGAGCATCCCCGTCTTCATGCGGTACGGCGTGGCAGTCAACCCGATCAGCCGCAGGTTGGGATTGACCACCTTGGCCTCTGCCAGGAACTGTCGATAACGTCCTTCTCCATCGGGGGGCAACAAATGACATTCGTCGACGATAATCAGATCGAAGGCGTCCAACTCGCAGGCCCGCTTGTAGACGGACTGGATCCCGGCGACGATTACCGAATGATCTGTGTCGCGCCGCTTCAGGCCGGCCGAGTAGATGCCGAAGTCCACCTCCGGGCAGATTGCCCGAAGTTTGTCGGCGGCTTGCTCCAACAGTTCCTTCACATGGGCCAGTACGAGAACGCGGCCGTTCCATTTGGTCACTGCATCCTTGCAGATCGTGGCCAACAAGGGCGTTTTGCCCGAAGCGGTTGGAAGCACCGCGCATGGGTTGTCGTCGTGATGGCGAAGATACCTGTAAACAGCATCGAGGGCTTCTTGTTGATAGGGTCGCAACGTGAGCATCGGGTCTCGCTTCCCTGCGGTTATTTGAATCAAAGATCCGACGCCGGGACTTGCACCCGGGGGGATGGGGTATGAACCCGAACCCGCACTGTGCCGCCGGATGCCCACCCTCACTGAGTCGCTGGAACCAAGTGATGGAGAGGCCGCTTTAGCAGATCATTTCTGGTCGAGATCTTCGTTGAAGTCGTCGTTGATCAGGTCCTTTAGGGGTCAGGCCGCGGTTTCTACGTTTACTTCCTCAGGAAGCGGAAACAGCTCCGCTGTCGTGGCGTACAGCTTGCCCAACTGCTCGCCATTGATGTAGGCTGACAGGGCCCGCTCTGTCTTGCCGTACCGCTCCCGCACCTCAGGACGCCCCCGTCGCCGATGAGAGGTCTCGATGAGGAATTTCAGCAAGAGGGCGATTGGATGATCCTCCTCCTCGGAGGCAATCCCTGTTTGCAGAACGTCCGCGAAATGCTGCAGGCGGCCGAGGCTGCTTGAGTAGTACGCCCGAGCCAACACGCCACGGGTCACAGCCGTGGCCACGCCTCGAAACCTGGCGGCGGGCAGAACCGTGTGCGCAAACTCCACCGCGCTGCGGTGAAGACGCAATCGTTCGGCTTCCTCGCCGGGTGCCATGCGGTTGTAGGTGCCCAGTCCTGTGAGCATGGCCCGGAGTGTCGCCAACTCGCCGCGTGTGACCACGCCCAGGCCGCCCGCCAGGGTGATGATCTCGTCGTTGCTGCGGGCCCGGATGGCATCGATGGTGCCGATCGAGCCGGCCGGCTCATTGAAGAATACCCGCATAGGCACGGTCATCTCGGACAAGGCGACGGCCCAGAGCCGGTGTTGACCGTCCAGTAGGACTCGGTTGGTGCTAAATGCGATCCCTTGATGCGTCAGCCGCCAGCGGCCGGCCTTCATCTCGCCGGCCAACTGCTCGACATGGGCGTCGACCAGCTTGCGGTTGTGCGAGTTGCATTGGGTGAGCCATGCCTCGGCAATTGCCGGGGTAACGTCCGTGACAACGTTGTATTGGTCCGAACGCTCGAAAAACTTGTCGATCATAAAAACTTCCTTTCAGTGAGGGGTTGGGTTGTCTGGGGTTGTGCGTAGCTCATCTGTCGAGCCCTTTCAGGTGTGCGGTGAGTTCGGCCGCCAGGGCACGGAGGTAGTCGGCGTCAAATACCTCGATGAGTGTCCGAGCCCCCATAGCGGGGTCGTGTGGTAAGGAAAGGGCCGTCATCGGCTCAGCTGGCACGGGGACACGGGTGGGGTTGTTGACCCGGCCGGCCATATGGCGGGAAGGCTTACGGCGATTGGCACGTTTCCGGCTCTTCCCGATGTTCGTCGTGTCCTGCTGATAGGTGGACTTGCCGCGTTTGACAGTGCGGATCTGCGTCTTCGGAATTTCCGATGACGCACTCATTTGGCGCCGATATCTCCGCACCGTCTTCTCGTCGACACCGCAATGTGCAGCAATCTTCACATTGCTGAGTTCCACCGCCTTCCAGTGGGTTAATGCCGATCGCACCGCTCGCTTCTTGTCCTCGTTGGTCCTTCGCAGCCCGTGCGTCTTGTTGACCCCATAGCTGTGCCACTGAGCATCCTCCACCGTGCCCTGGCGGATAGTGCACTCCAACGGCTCGCTGGGCCGGGCAATCATGTGTGCATTGAAACGGTGAAAACCGTCAGTGAGCCAGTAGTCCTTGCCGTCGAAATAGACGGTGATTGCCGGGAACTCGTCGCCCGCCTGCATCCGCTCGGCGTAGTCGCGGTACACCTCGCGATTGATCTTCGCCCGAGGCTGCGTGCCACCGTCAGCACGAATGTGCTCAGGGTAGATCTTCTCGGTCTTGGTCATGGTTACGCTCTCCTTGTCGGTAGTGAAAGTCGATTTTGAAGGTTCATGTGTTTGGGTCTCCTATGTGTTCTGTGCCAGGGTCAGGTACAACTGGACGGCCAGCCGAGGCAGGTCGTCCAGCCGTACCACGGCCACCCAGGGCTTGCGATCGGCGCGGTGCAATACGACGGGGATCAGATCCCCCGCATCGTCGACGGCTTGCGCGAGTGCATCGTAAAGTCGCAGGGTTTT